AACTCACCGGCAAGAAGGCTGTGTGTGAAACCAAAACCCAACGGTATAAAAATGAACAGGTCTAAAGTTCCAGATGCCGCCATTGAAAAAGCGCTTAAGGCTTCCTTCGGGAACATTTCGGCCGCAGCCAAAAGCCTTGGCATGGATCGCAGCCATGTCAATGAGCGGATCAAGCGATCTATCACCCTGACCAAAGTACTGGAAGACACCCGAGAGAGCATGAAGGACAATGCGGAAAGTTCATTAAACCGTGCCATTCTTGCGGGAGAGGCTTGGGCCGTCTGTTTTTTTTTGAAGACGAGAGGTCGTGATCGTGGTTACAGCGAAAGGTTTGGGGACGACAAGCAAACATGGGGATGGAATATAAAGCCATCTAAAAGCGGTTGAGGGACTAGCCATGGGAGCAAGGGGAACAAAGGCCGCAGACAGATCAAGCTGGTTCCACCCAGGTGGTGAGATTCCGGCCAAGCCTCCCATCAAGTTGACCAAGGAGGAAGTGTGGCATTATTCCGACATCAGGAACCGCATGGGGATGGTTGGTGTTGGCGGTTCTGCTGACGCTATGGCTGTTGTCCAAGCTGCAAGGATAAGCGCAAGGATTGACAGGCTAGTCAGTCGGTTGGCAGACATGGAAGATTGGACTGGATTTAATGCCGCAGGAGCGTTGTTGGTCCATCCGTATGTGGCGGAGGTCAGCAGACAAGAAAGTAAATTGCGAGACTTGTTTTCCGCTTTGTATCTGACGCCGCGATCCAGAGGATCAGCAAGGTTGACAACCAATGAAATCGATCAGGCGAACACCTCCAAGGATGAAGAGCCAGAACTTGCCGTCTTCAAGCTCGCACAAGCGTGAACCGCTGCCGGGCGGCGGTTATGTTGATCTGGCACTAGCGGATGCACTACCTCCGTTTTTTGTTTCACTGAAACAGTGCAAGGGTGAGTTCGCAGGACGCGGACTTCAACTTCAAAATTGGCAACTTAATCAAGTTATAATCCCCTTACTATGCCACAAGCGCCAGGATGGACTGCGCAAGCACCGCAAGGCATTCTTGGCGCTTCCGCGCAAATCCGGGAAGACCACGCTGGCCGCAGCCATCACACTTTACTGCTTGCTGGTGGATGATGAGCCTGGTGGTGAGATTGTTTGCGCCGCTGCCGATACCAATCAGGCATCCATCGCCATGGCCATCGCCAAGGAGATGGTCATCCAGTCTCCTGTCTATTCCAAGTGGTGTAGGGTATTCCGGCGCGAGATTGTCAATCAGCGCAACGGGTCCGTGCTGAAGGTTATCAGTTCTGAAGCCAACACGAAGCATGGATACTCTTTATCTGCCGCAGTCGTTGATGAGGTCCACGCCCACAAGGACTCCGAACTGATCGATGTCCTTTCCACTTCGGTGGGCTCTCGCCGTCAGAGCCTGCTCACCTTTATCACCACGGCAGGGTATGACCGGACAAGTCCTTGCTACTCGATGTGGAAATACGCTGAGAGCGTGCGCGATGGGAACATCGTGGATCCTACATTCCTCCCGGTGATCTACTCCTTGCCATCGGATGAGGACTGGCGGCTCCCGGAGAACTGGAAGAAGGCCAACCCCGGAATGGGAATCACCATCAAGGAAGACTACCTTGAGACCGCTTGCAATGAAGCGAAGGCCAACCCGCTCAAGGAAAACGTCTTCCGCCAGTTGCACCTGAACCAATGGACCGAGGGGTCATCCGTGTTCATCCCCATGGACAAATTCAAAGAGTGTATCGGGCCTAGGCCTTCAGAGGATGAACTGGTCGCCTCTCCATGCTACATGGGGTTGGACTTGTCCAGCGTTTCAGACATCACAGCCATCACCTTGGCCTTTGCGCTACCAAACGGGAAAGTGTGGCTGGAGCCCTTCGGCTTTGTTCCCCGTGAGACCATCCGGATGCGTGAGAAAAAGAGCCTCGCGCGGTATGACGCATACGCCAGGGATGGATTCCTTGATGTGACAGACGGCGAAGTGATCGATTTTTCCAAGGTGAAGGCCAAGATATACGAACTGGCAGAGAAGTATTCCATCAGGGAAGTGGCGGTTGACCGATGGAATGCGGCACAACTTAGCCAGGAGTTACAGGAAGCGGGATTGGATGTGGTCGGATTTGGTCAAGGATTCTACTCCATGAGTCCAGCAACAAAGCTGTGGGAAGCTTCGGTCCTGTCTAAACGCATCCAGCACGGGGATCATCCAGTGTTTAATTGGTGCTTCTCCAATTGCGTGGTGGAGAAGGATGCATCCGGCAACATCAAGTTGAGCAAGGCCAAGAGTTCAGAACGGATCGACATGGTGGTCGCAGCCGTCCAGGCATTGGCGCGACTGGACTTCCATGAAGCCGCCAATGATTCTGAGTACTCTGGGATCACCATTCTGTAGAAGTTCAGGAATATCCAGAAAACGAACCACCTCCGGCTTCAACCCGGAGGTTTTGCATTTTACCCAGATTAACAAATAAATAATTCCAAAATAAATGTTACCCACGATGAACTATTCAAGTTACTCGTGCGTAATATATATGTGTGGTGAGTGAAACGGATGGCACAAAGAGGAGGCCACCAAAATGTACCGGATGATCAGCGAAGGTTTTCAGGTTTCGGGTCTGACTCTGGAGGGTGTTCGCAAGGCACTGGCTTTCGACGGGATCACCGGCATCTACCTGACGAGCCGGGTCCTGAACAATGGACCAAGAGTGTTCGGGTCTTGGACGGTTGTGGCAATGTGAGCGGTTTTAACAACAAGAAGGAGGTGGGTGATGATCAGACTGAAGGACAAGTGCAAGTGCTGCGGCAAGTTTGTGATCCCCGAGGAGACCCGGGCGCTGGTGGAGGCTAAGGCTCCTCAGGCGATCTGCCGGTGTGACGAGGCTGATGGCGTGCTGGTTGTGCAAAAGCCAGCCGCATTGTCATGGGGTGCCGAAATCACCCTGTTTATTGGTCTCAGCCTAGTGCTTTCACCCATTGGCTGGGGACTGATTCGCGGCGTCATGTGGCTGATTCACAATCACAACGCCAAGAATTCTTGAACAATAATAGTTCTTTTGCGTAACATTACATGGGCAGCAATGGAGGGTAAGGAAATGAATGCGATAGCTTTGGTTGGCGTGATGGTTTTCGGCCAGATCAATGGATCCGGTCTTGCGACCCTTAATGAGTATGGATCCCAAGAATGGGCGCGAGCAAGGGCGCTGGCTCGATCCGTGCAGAACGAAAGGGATTGGGAAGAAGCGCAAAAGCTTGGCGTGACAGTGCAGATGCTGGAACAGCAGCGAAGGCAGTACAGGCTGACCACTAGGTCTACAGTCTCAAAAAAGATTGACGCTAACACGGTCATTTTGAAAACTGATTCCTTGCTGAGGGTTCCAGATGATTCTGATTTGGAATTAGCCAAGCGTTCCGGAAAAGCGCCGACCCAGTTAGTTCCAATCAATTGGATATGGAAGCACCCGAACAATCCAAAGACGCAGGCTCAAGAGGAGATTGTGCTGCGCCTTCTTCCTGATGGAGCAACAAATGGTCACATATTCACCAACATCAAAAGCTTGATGTTTGCATATGACGGATGGGTGGAGATGGATGGCAAGAGGTTACGGGTCATGAAGTGCGTTCCAAGCACCAGGAGGGATTCCAAATGAAACTTCTCACAGTCGGTGAGGTGGCGGAAGTGTTGCAGATTACCCCGCATGGTGTGCGGGCAATGATCCGCAAGGGAACCCTGAAGGCTGACAAGGTCGGCAGGGATTACCTGATCAAGGAGTCGGATTTCAAGAAGTTGGAGCGGCCTGGAAAAGGTCGGCCAAAGAAGGAGGACTAACCATGACCCTGTACGAACGATTCGACAAGGCGCTAGTAGGTTCCAAAGCTGACATGGTCAACCTGGCCGAAGGACTGGAGAACCTTGCCAAATGGATGCGGGAGTACGCGGAAGATCCTGATTGTTACACCAGGCGGGCCATCGAGGAAGTTTTGCTTGAGATGCGGTGACATATAATAAGCGCAAGCCACAAGGATCACTACTCCCTGTGGCTTGCTGACCAAGGACCCTTACTAGGAGGATCATGGCTATGTGCAAGTCTAAAGATTGCCAGCATGGAAAAGAAAGTCCAATCAAGGATTGGAAGCACCGCTGCAAGTTTGGGCCGGATGGGAAGAAGCTGCAACCCGGCACTGTGATTGCCGGGTGGAATGACATGCATACCACGCATCCAGCACTGGCGGCTGAGTGTTTGGACGATTCGACTAAATATGTCGCGGGGACTTGTAAGAAGCTGAATTGGAAATGCTCCACTTGTGGACACGAATGGCGAGCTATAGCTCAAAACAGGTCTAGGCTTTCTCGCGGATGCCCTAAATGTGGAAAGGATAAATCGGCAAAGTCGCGATCAACTGCAAAGTATAAAGAAAGTTTTGCTTTTAAATTCCCAGATATTACCAAGGAGCACATTGGCGTTTTTGATTTGAAAGAAGTTTTCCCAAAATCAAACAAGTCAACAGCGTGGAGATGTTCTGCTTGCTTACATGAATGGCGTGCAAGGTTTGCAGACAGAACGAATGGGAGAGGATGTCCTAAGTGCGAAAGAAAGAAGTCGGCAAAGTTGCGATCAACTGCTAGGTATGAAGAAAGCTTGGCTTTTAAATTCCCAGATATTACCAAGGAACACATTGGCGACATTGATTTGGAAAAAACTTACCCAAAGTCTGGAATGATAACCAGATGGCGATGTGCAAGGTGTTCAAATGAATGGTCTACTGCAATTTACAACCGCGTTAATGGTAGGGGCTGTCTTGAATGCGGGAGGAAAAGAATTGGAGCTATCCAATCAACTTCACCGTATGGCGAAAGCCTTGCGTACCTTTTCCCGGAAATTGCTAAAGAATACATAGGGGACATGGATCTCGGAAAGATATACGCAAAATCAGATAAAAAATTACAATGGTCCTGCTCGAAGTGTGGTCATAAATGGGAGTCTGCTGTTTATACCAGGACGACAGCTAAGGGTAATGGGTGTCGCAAGTGCAGCCGTAAACTTTTAGCAGACATGCAGTCTAATCCGCCATACGATAAAAGCCTGTTTTACAGGTTCCCGGACTTGGCTATAGAATACCGTGGTAAAAAAGAACCAATCTTTGTTTATGCTAATTCCTACTCTAAAGTTGGCTGGTGCTGCTCTGTTTGCTCGCGCGAGTGGACTGCAAGGGTTTACAGCAGGGCACGCGGTAGTGGGTGCCCTGATTGCGGCAAAATAAAGGTTGCCAGTTCATTGGCAAAGTCTCCCTATAAAAAAAGTTTAGCGTTTAGGTTCCCAGAAATCGCCAGCGAGTATTGCGGCGATCTGGAAACAAGATCTATTTATGCAAATTCAAACAAGAAGTTTCCATGGAAGTGTAGCAGATGTTCGTATAAATGGTTCGCTACGGCATCGCACAGGACGAAGGATGGGTGCGGATGCCCCAAGTGCAATGTTGGCGGTGGCTTTAATCCTGGGAAGCCATCATTCTTTTATCTACTATCTAGGCCTGGGCAATTGCAGTTTGGAATAACAAACAGTTTTAAAATAAGAATGAAAAGACACAGCGTTGGTAAATGGAAACTAATTGAATCTGCTGGTTCGATTTTTGGAAGTCAAATCTATGATTTGGAACTTGAAGTAAAGAGGGCATTAAGACGCAAAGGAATACCAACTGGCGCAAAAGCATTCAGGGAAAAGTTTGAAGGTTGGACTGAGTCGTTTCAGACGGTTGACCTGAACTGCTCGACAATAGTTGAGCTGATTGAGAAGCTTGGACTGGATATTCCAGACTTCGTTAAGAATGGCAAGAAGAGTCGTAAATCAATAGCCTGAACTGACAGTTCCATGCTCCCGTTATAAACGGGAGCATGGCACCACTCCTCCAATCAGCGCAAAGCTGGATAGCCGGCATTTTCCGCAGGTCCCACCCAAAGGGATCTCTGTGGAAAACTGTCGGCTATTCCCTTTCCGATCCCGGCACCGCCAGCATTCTCGGTCACACTGGTGGCATCTCGCCTCACGACGCGGTTACCATCTCGGCAGTCCATTGCTGCGTCAGTCTGATCTCCAATACCATCGCCGGTCTTCCACTGTTCCTGTATCGGTCATCCGGTGAAGGCCGAGCCAGAGCGACCGATCACCCACTCTTCGACCTGCTCCACGCTTTCCCCAACGATGAGATGGGAGCCGTGGACTTCCGCTCCACCCTACTGAATGACGCACTGTTGTATGGCAATGGCTTCGCTGAGATTGAGCGCTACGACAACGGTTCAGTGCGTGCGCTGTGGTGGTTGCCAGCGCAGTATGTCACCGCGCAAAGGGACACCGATGGCGCCATCTGGTACACCTACGCCGCTGGCGCAGAAGAACAGACGCATCTACCAGCACGGAACTGCTTGCATGTTCGCACGGGCCCGCTGGATGAAAACGGCATCATGGCGGTATCCACTCTCACACGCGCGGCGTCCAGCCTTGGGTTGAATCTCTCGGCTGAAAGCGTGGCGCAGGCGATGATGGACCAAGGCATCAAGTCCGCTGGTGTGCTCCAGCATCCTGGGCGCCTGAGCGCTGAAGCGGTGGACAGGTTGAGGTCTGACTTCACCCGCGTCCACTCCGGCACCGAGAATGCCGGGAAGGTGATCGTGCTGGAAAACGGCATGACCTTCAACCCGGTCCAGACCACCGCCACCGACAACCAATTCCTTGAACAACGCCAGTACGCTGTGCGTGAGGTGGCGAGGTGGTTCCATG